CAGATTCACCGTCTGCCGGAAGCGCTCGATGCCCAGTTCCCCGGCTACGCACGTGCTGGCCTGCTCGGTCTCGCCGCGCGCAACGAGGTCGTGATACCCTCGTAACCCCCCGTCACGAGGAGCACCACCCATGGAAGTCATCAGCCGCTACGAAGCGCTCGGCATGCCACTGCCGGACCCGGAAACCATGTGTCAAGGCCAGTGCGAAGGCATTGGCTGGGTGCCCGTCTTTCGAGACGACATGGAAGAGCCGTTCCGTGCCCTCTGGCTGGCCGCTGAAGCGTTGAAGCCGACCGACGATGGGTGGCACTTCGTCAAGTGCCCGGACTGCGACGGCAGCGGTCTGAAGGCCACCTGAACCATGGCGAAGATCGGCAAGCCGACGAAGGCGCTTCAGGAAAACGTCCTCGCCATGCTCCTGCACAACGAGAAGCAGGGCAAGCTGGTCGCCGGCATGGTCGACCCGGAACTGTTCGAGGGCGACTACGGCATCATCGCCGAGAAAGCCGTCGACTACTGGAAGCGCTACGGCCGCGCGCCGGGCGCGCAGACCGGCGACCTCGTCGCCGACATCATCGACGCGGGCGACGCCAAGGCACGGCTGTACGAAGAGATTCTGCGCTCGACCGTCGAACTCGCCGACACTGTCAACGAAACCTACGTACTCGACCAGCTACGTGCCTTTGTACGTGTGCAGCAAATCAAGCGCGCCATCATGCAGTCGGCCGAGCGCATCAATGCACAAGCCGAACTGGCGACCGACGAGGTCGAGGCCATCTGGAACGATCTCCTGCGTTCGAAGGAGCAGATCGCCTTCAACCGGGGCCTGTCGCTCGCCGAGTTCGGTCGCGTGCTCGATTACCTTGAAGGCCAGCAGCTTGAGTTCCCGATGGGCATCACGCAGTTCGACGAGGCCCACATCGGGCCGGCGCGCGGCACCGTGCTCCTCCTGCTCGGACCATCCGGCAAGGGCAAGTCGTGGTTCTGCGTCCATCTTGGCAAGATGGCGCTCCTAGCAGGCAAGCGCGTGCTCCACATCACACTGGAGATGTCGGAGGAGCAGGTAGCGCAGCGCTACTACCAGTCGCTGTTCAGTGCTTCCAAGCGCGACAGGGAGAGCGAGCGTCCCAAAATCCGCTTCCCCAAGGGCGAAGTCTCGCTCGGCATCACTTACGACACTGTCGACAGCGAGTTCATCCTGCGCGGCTTCTACGCCCGTGACGAGTTGGAGTTACGGCTCAACGCACTGGGATCACGTGCCGTCGACAACGTGATCGTCAAGCGCTTCGCGAACCTCACCATGGACGGTCTGGAAGCCTACCTCGACGGGCTTCAGAACCACGAGAACTGGACACCTGATCTGCTCATCCTCGACTACTGGCAGCTGGTCGACCCGAAGGTCGGTGCCGACGACTACCGGCTCGGCATGGGTCGCGCCTTCAAAAAGTTCCGCTCGATCATGGTCGAAAGGAACATAGCCGGCGTGACGCCCAATCAGGTGACCCGCAAGGGCATCGAGTCGACCTCGAACAAGATGACCGACGCCAGCGAGGACATCAGTGTCGCCTTCACCGCCGACGTCGTGCTCAACTACTCCTCGACCGACAAGGAGCAGCGGCGCGGACTGGGTCGCCTCTACGTCAGCAAGGGACGCGACGAGCGCGACAAGTTCGGTGTGTTCCTGACCCAGCACTACGAGACCGGCCAGTACGCCTTGGAGTCGATCCCGATGTCGGCAGAGGTTTACAATTTGATCAGCAGGCTGTCAGATGGTCGCGAGGACGACGAAGAGGGCGGCAGCGAAGAGAGCAACGAGAGGCGTTTTGCATGACCGGTGACTGTCCTTACGCCAAGTCCGACATGACACCATGTGTCCGCAAGGACGGGCCGATCTGCTTCGCCATGAACGCGCGCGGCAACCCGATCTGCGTCGGCTGCGAGAAGACGCCCGAAACACTGGGTGTGCCGACACCCTCACCATGGCCGCCGGTCAAGCAGGCGAAAGCCAAGCCCAGACGCTGATGGGTGTCATTCCCAAACGGTCTATTGAGGCTTTCCTCGCCCGCGAGCGCGACGACCTGCGCGACTGGAAGAAGCTCAGCGACGCCGAACTCGATGCCCTGATGTGCACGCTGCCAGTGATGCCGCCGATCTGGTACACACTGCGTCGTGAGCAGAAGGTCTGCATGCTGATCGGCGCGATGCGCCGCCGGGCCGCGTTCTGGCTCGATACCGGTATGGGCAAGACCCTCCTGACCATCGCACTGACCCGCTACTTCCGCCGCCTCGACGTCGTCGACAGTGTCCTCGTCCTCGTCCCCTACAAGATCAACAAGGACGAGTGGGAACGCGAAATCCAGAAGTGGTCGCCGAACACCAAGTACACCATCCTGCGCGGCACCAGCGCCGAGAAGTGGGAGCAGCTGGAAGCGGCGCGCGCGTCCATCGTGGTCGAGACCTACGCCGGGCTGGCTCGCATGGTCTGTCCGTTGAAGACGGTCAAGCGCAAGCGTAGCGGACGCTCGGTCAAGATGGACAAGCTGGTGATCGACGAGAAGCTGGTCAAGCGTCTCCTGACCCACGTCGACGGTGTCGTCTGCGACGAGTCCAACCATGTCGGCGCGCACGACACCCTGCCCTTCCGCATCTGCCGCCGGCTGGGCAACAAGGCCGGCATCTTCTTCCTGCTCGCCGGCACGCCCTTCGGCCGCGATCCCCTGCCACTGTGGGCACAGATATATCTGGTCGACGGTGGTCACTCGCTCGGCGAGACGCTCGGCCTGTTCCGCTCGGCGCTGTACAAGTCGAAGCCGGACGCCTTCGGTTTCCCCGAATACACCTTCAACGACTCCAAGGAGAACATGGCCAAGCTCAACCGGCTGCTCGCCCACTCGTCGATCCGCTACGAGGTCGAGCAGTCGACACTGCCCCGGCGCATCGACATCATCAAGGAAGTGTCGCTGCCTGCCGATGCGGATGAGTATTACCAGCGGGCACGTGCCGTCATCGTCGAGGCGAAGGGTTCCTACCGCGAGATGAGGAACGCGTTTCTCAGGATGCGCCAGATCAGTTCCGGCTTCGTCGGCTACCATGACGACGAGAACGGCGAGAAGGCCCGCTACGTGTTCCCGGAGAACCCCAAGCTCGATGCCCTCATGGCACTGATCGATTCGATCCGCGAGGACCGCAAGATACTGGTCTTTCATGATTTCCGGCACAGTGGCGAGGTGATCGCGGCGGCGCTGACCACTGCCGGCATCAGCCACATCAAGTATGGTGGCAAGCAGACCGACGCCAAGGGCTTGCTGCAACGCTTCGAAAGCGACCCACGCCTGCGTGTCTTCGTCCTGTCGACAGCCGGCGCTTACGGCCTGAACCTGCAAGCGGCGCAGTACGGCATCTTCTACGAATCGCCGGTCCCGGTGATCACCAGAAAGCAGATGATCCGCCGGTTTGAGCGGCAGAACTCGCCACACGACCGGGTGTTCCTCTACGATCTGGTGACCATCGGCACCATGGATCGACGCATCCTCGACTTCTACAAGGCGGGCCAGAACCTTTTCGACGCCATCGTGCGTGGGATCGAAAAAGTATAGAAAATCTTTCTTTGTTTCGGCAGCTTGACATAAGTATTTTTGCAAAATAGTCTCCGGCGGTTTCGTACCGGAGAGTGGCTCGCTCTGAGGTAACGGCACCCAACTCCCCACTCTTCTTCGTTTGACGTGTAACGCGGGCAACGCCTCCATGGAGGAGCGCGGCCGTCAAACTCGGGCCGATTACTGGAGGGAAACCAAGCAATAAGAGCAGCTTAATGCGCTGGGGTAGTGGGGCGGAATCTGTCAGTGACCAGTCCATTAAGGTGCTCTTTGCGGAGCGCCATCACAGTGTTTACTTCAAACCAAACAAAGGACTTGGTCATGAAGACTCTCATTCTTGGTACCATCGCCGCCCTCGCCTTCACTTTCGCCGTCACTGACATGGCGGATGCACGTGGGCGGGCGTCGGCGTCGGCCGGTGTGATCAGCGTCGGTGCCGGTGGCGCGGGCGGCGGCATCGGTTTCACTGCTCAGGGTTCGACGAGCCGTGCACGTGCTTCTTCGTCATCGACGGCCGGCGCGACCGGTGCGACGAGCGGCGGGGCGGCCGGCATCGGCGGCCAGATCGGCGGCGGATTCATTTCCGGCGGCGCGGGTGCCGCGACCGGGGCAACCTCGACCTCGGCGACGGTCGGTCACTAAGCCCCATCGGCTTAGGCTCGACTAGAGCTAGTAGTGGGTGGTCGCGATTTTTGAGCGGCCACTCACTCCTCCCTCCCCAGCCAATTCGAGGCATCTGAAATGAGATACAAGGTAATCACGTCGCTGGCGCTCGCCCTCGGGTTGGCGTTCGCTGTGTCGGCCGATGTTTCGGCGGCACCAACTGACGCCGCTTCAAAAAGCGGCGGCAAGACCGACGCCCATGGTCAGGGCAACAATATCGGTGACGGCAAGATTTCGATCACCAGCAACTCGCTCAGTTCGACCATCGGCAAGACCCACGCCAAGGCTGGTGCCCATGCCAATGCCACCGGCCTCGGCAAGAGCGTGGACGCGGCCGGCAAGACCAGAGTCTCCCGCGTCAAGGCAAAGGGTGACGCGGTAGTCGACGCCAAGCTCAACAAGAACGGCGTCGCCACGGTCACGTCGCGGGCTGCGGTCGACGCCTCGGCAGCTGCCAAACCCAAGACCGGCAAAGGGGTGGCACAGGGCGGCAAGGTCGTCGTCACTGCCTCGGCTACGGGCGGCGCTCATCCCAAAGCCCAGTCGCAGGTCAAGGAGAACGGCAAGGTCACGCTCAAGGCTTCGGCGAAGGCCGGTGCCGGCGCGACGGCTTCGGGTGGCAAGACGGTCGTCAAGCACTTCGGGCCGGGTGGCAAAGATACGCTTGCGATCACGTACAACAAGCACGCCTACGCTGCCGGTGTGTCGACGCCCAACAAGGCCATCGCCTACGCCGGCTACTCGGCCAAGGGTGTCAGCTTCAGTGGACCGACGCTCGTCGCAGCACTCCAGAGAGCGGCCTTCGCCTACGCCGCTGCCGGCAACAACTACGCGGTCGGCTACGCCACGGCGAGCGCCTACGGCGATGCTCGTTCGGGCAACTCGTCCAGCTGGGGCAACCTCGACGTCTACGCCAGCGCCTTCGTCAACGGCAACACCGTCCTGCTCAAGGGTGCGGTCGGTGGCGGCAAGCTCGGCAAGAAGGTCATCGACAAGGTCTGCACTTACGCGACCAATGCCGGTGGCGTCACGCTGACCTGCCACAGCGTCGGCAACTAACCAGAACACGGACCCTTCAGCCCACCCACCCCGGAGAGCCGGGTCCGTTAGAGGGAAGGTCGACAGTTCACACTGACCACTGATCGACCTTCCCTCGCTCCCAAAATTCCCCAGTAAGGAGGACAACCAGTGAAACTCGCACTCGCGATCCTCGGCACGCTCGCGACCATGAGCTACGCCGAAGCCCTCGATCAGCCGATCTCGTGTCACAACAATCAGCCCCACAAGCGCATCTGCACCATGAACTCGGACGTGACGCTCGACTGCCTCTGCTACTACGACGTCAACGGATCGATCTCCAGCGCCTACAGCGGCGTCTCCGGGTCCGGTGGGAACCGGGGAGTGGGCAACCCCGGTGGCGGCGGTGGCGGCCCCTCTGGGGGCATCATCAACCCGCTCGGCGGTGGAGGGGGCGGCGTCATCAATCCGCTCGGTGGTGGCGGCTCAGGCTTCCCCAGCGGCCATGCCCGCGCCACCGGCTCGGCCAGCGTGACCAGCCATGGTCGTGGTGACGTCAGTGCCGGCGGCGGCGGCATCACCGCGCAAGGGGCCGGCGCGACGGCTCAGGCCAATCCGGGATCGGCCTCTGGCTCGGGTGCCACGTCTGGCGACGCGTCCGGCGCAGCCTCGGCCGGCGGTCCCGTCAGCGGCGGCGTCGGCGACGCATCCGGGGCGGCCGACACGAAGTCCTCGGTCGGGAAGTAACCCGTGGTGCAAACCCGCATCTATCTCAGCGAGCCGATGGATGGCCTGCCGCCCGACAAGGACGAGGGCACGTTCATCGGCTTCGACCGCGAGCACAATCCATTCATACTGAAGTGGCGCGTCGATGCCGGGTGCTGGTACGGCACCGGCAACGACCCAGAGCCACACGAGCGTCACGAGTTCCTGCCGCTGCACTTTTTGGCGCGCGGCACCATGGCGGACTTCATCGTCCGCTACGCCCGCATCATGCTGGTGACGGACACGGCTTGAGGGGATCGGGCGACCTTATTTCCCCGGCTAGAGCCAGCTGTGGAGGTAGATTGCCTGATGAAGGGAAGGTCGGCGGTGCGTCACCACTGTCGGCCTTCCTGTATTTCAGAAGTTGACGTACTCCTGCGCCGGGTCGCCGTTCGGTCGTCGTCGACCGCTCGCAGTGTGTCGGTGCCAGCCAGTCGGCTCGCCGCTCCCGGTCCACTGACCATAACCAGCCATGGCCTGCTCAAGTGTCTCGTAGCAGTAATTGTCGGCGTAGCCGTACCAGTCGATGTCGATGTGCAGGGTCCAATGAAAGAGCAATCGTTTGACCCCGATCACTCGTCCATCCGGTAAAACGCGGATCGCGTGGTATTGATCCTTGACGTCGTCGGGGATGGTGTCGAGAACGCTGGTCATCTGGTGATTCCAAGACCGGCATCCAACGCTGCCGCCAGCGCGTAGCAGAGGTTGGCGTTGATGCGATGCCGCTCGACGAGCTTGACGCGCTCGACGTTGAGCGGATCGTTGGCCAGAGGACCAGTAGTCGACATGCGCGTGCGCAACGCTTCGACGTTCTTGGTGGCTTTTTCCGCCTGATCGAACAGGCTGTCGGCGACCGCTTTCCAGTTCATTTCTGCTCCTTGAGCTTCTTGCGCAGATTGCGCGCCGTGACGGCCTGTGCGTTGGTCAAGCCGAGCGGGCCGGGATCGATGCTCAAAAGTTCGATCAGCAGTCGCAGTTCAGCGTTGGTCAGTGTCACAGTGTTCATTTGTCCCTCCTGAGTAAGCGTAATACATTTCGGGCAGGTCGCGGTGCACGTTGCGCGGTGCAGCTTCCAACCAGCGGCGCGCGCCTGCCGCGACGTGTCGGCGAAGCTCTCGCCGAAAAAGTTGGTCATGAAGTTGTTGTGCGTGTAATCGTCCGGGATGTAGTGGTCGCAGTACAGGTCGAGGCTGTAACCAGCTGCCCACTGACACGGGTCTTTGTACAGCTTGGGCAGCTTGTCGTCAGACATCGTCGCTGGCTTGTTCGCTGGCATAGTCGTCGCTGGCGTGTCGACGAGCCGGCGGACTCAGTGCTTCCTTCTCCATCTCGGCATACGCCTGCATGGCGTTGGCGAGTTCCTCGACGTCGCGCTTGCGGTAACGCGACGCATGCCGGTAACCGACCAGATCGCCGAGCACACGGTTGGCTACGACATGCTCGACCGGCGTGCCTTCCGGCGACGGCTGATTGTTGAGAACCTGCTTCCACTGTTCGACTGATCTCGCTTCCATGG